ATCATCTAAATATCCATTCAATAAATTACCTAATAAGTTAAATTATATTATTATTTGTATTTCTAATTTTATTGAAGTTAGTGCTATTTTCCTAATTACATTTGGAATTATGTTTGAACGTTTTTATTTTGTAGCTAAATATGCAGCTTATGCTCTTGCTTTATTCCTTATATGCACTATATTGTTTATTCATAACCCTTTCTATAAAGACGAGTTTCATTCCTTTTTAAAAAATTTATCCATTTTAGGAGGGGTTTTGTTATTAGCCAATATTGTTTAAATAGTCAATATATTTTAAACTATTAATATAATGGAAAACAGTTTGGTTCTCGATGAAAAAGAGGAGTTTATAAAAAACGTGCAAAAATGGAATTATATTGAGACACAATTAAAAGAAGTAAATGAAAAAACAAAAAAAATGAGAACTTTAAAAAATACAATAGGGGGAAAAATATGTGAATATTTGGAAAAAAATCCTTCTATTAAAAACAAAATTGGAATCGGAAAAAGCGAAATACAAATGTATACCAAAAAAGAATATACACCTCTCTCTTTTACCTATGTTGAAAACAAACTAAAGGAAATTATACAAGATGAGAACCAAGTTGATTTTGTAGTATCCTATTTAAAAGAAAAACGTGAAATCACAACAAGTAATGATTTGCGAAAAATTAACAAATAATATTGTATACATATTACATATATGAATACAATTTTTGATAAATATATATTTGAGAACCAAAAAGGAGGTCTTTCTTTAGTCCAATTTACCAAAGAACAACAAAAAGGAGGCTCTATTTCTTGTGATTATAAAAATAGACTTGAAAATTTAGTCGTTCCCGCTGGTTTAGTCTCTTGTAATCCCGTCAAACCTAGATTTTACAATCAAAATAATATGGATACAACACTTATTGGAGGTGAATTATTTGATAAATTATTTGAGAACATTAGTGTCAATAAAAAGAAAAATACTCGTAAAAATCTAAAGCATAAAGGTAACAAAACTATCAAGATAAAATAAGTTAAAAGTTCTCAGTAACAAATATTTTTACAAGAAATATTTGTTAAATGAAAGGGGTTTGGAGTAGAAGCTATCTATGGATTGGATTGTAAAAAAGTTTTCAAATTATGTGAACGAGAACCTTTATAGACATTTTATTTTTACGGTTTTATTTTTAGGAGTTTTGTTTATTTTTAAGCTTTTGGGAGTGTTATTTTTACTTCCTCCTCCTTTTTTATTGTAACTTCTTGAAAACTGTTTGTTTACTGCTCTGGGTTCAAGAGCTGTTTTGATTTTGTCAAATTCGTTGTCAAGGATTTCCCCAATATCAGGTGGTTTTAAAAGATTTTCTTTTCCTGATAATCTACCACTTACTCCAGGGTCAAGATAATCTTTCAGTGTTTTCTTTGATAATTCATCAAACATCTCGCTTAATAATTTTTTATTTTCTCCATTCACAGAATACTTCTCTTGAATGTTTTTCTGAATTTTCTTATAAGCGTTCCAAGCGGTGCCTTTTCTCATAAAATATGTGCTAAATAATTTTTGTAACATGATTGTTCTATATCTACCTGGTTCGTAACGTTTAAAAATGATAAACAAATGTTTTATTTGGTCTATAGTTGGATGCTTTGTTAATATATCATTACCTCTTCCTTCTGATTTAATAACAGTATCAATAATTCCAGTCCATAATTCAAGATAGAAAATAACGAAGTAAATTAATTGAAAGTCTTTTCCGAACTGGGCCAAATCTTCAGGTGATACTCCAGGATTTTTATCTTCCTCAACAGGAATATCTGCATTTAATTGACTTGCTTTTTCTTTTAATTTACCATATAGTTCTTTAAATCTGGGGGTTTGACCCTGCATATCTAATTCATGAAGATGTGCGTGTTCTTTATTGTCTTTCTTATAGTAGCTTTTAGCAAGCTGTGCTATAAATTTATCTTCTAAATCTTGATAACTATTTGTTTGTAACTTAGCTTTCAATAATTTAAATGTATCACTTCCTACTTTATCTACTTTATTAATAGCATAAATATAACTCAAAAAGCTTACCAAATCCTTTTCTTTATCTTCTTCTTCTTTTATTTTAACAATTTCTTCTTCTTTTTGTTTTAATTGGCCTAACAATTCTTGTTCTTTTTGTTTTAATGCATCAAGTTCAGCTTTTATTGTGTCAATTTCGCTAAGAGGTTCTGTAGGTGGGGCTTCTTCTGTTGCTTCGCCAGCAGGTTCAGGTGCAGCTTGTTCTCCGGCCTCTCCTTCATCTTTTTCGTTCATCATCATTTCCTGTCCTCCTGTAAGAAATTTACCAGAATATCCACCCATTAAAGTGTTCTCGCCTGTAGATAATTTTTGATACATTCTTGCAGCGAATTCTTGAATCTCTTCGTTTTGCATATCAGTTTTAATTTGTTTATTTACTTCTTTAAAGTTCTTCTTCATAGCAGTTACTTCTTGTTTTATTATTTTAACTTTTTCTTCAGCAATTTCAGTTAGTTTGGCGAATTTATCTTTGTTTTCTTCATTTTCTTCTTGACTATATAATTTTCCAAATCCTTTTGCTGTGGACTGACCGCTTAAATAAAAATAGCTAAAATCATCTGTGATTGGTCTTTTTTTTCTTACTTGATTAAAATCTTTTCTTGCTTCTTCGTAAACGGTATTTCCAACGTGATTTTTATGTGTAACAGCTCCCTTGTAAGGATTAATGGATACAGATACATATTGTTCTAAGGTTGATATATATTTATCGGCAAAGGTTTTACAGCAACGTTTTAGTTGTTTTACGAGATCGTCTTCTTGATTAATATTATTACGTTTCAAATCATCTTTTAATGTAAATATGGGATCCGAAATAAAATCAAAAAATACAAGGGACATATTTCTTAAATGGTCTTCTATAGTTGCTTCCATAAGTGTTTTTTGGGCGAACGATACTCTTTCAATAATTGGTTCAAGCATAAAACCTAGATTACCAATCTTATTAGTTTCTAAATATTCAACAGCAGAAAGTTTCATAGCATTTAGTAAATTATCTACTTCAGCACCTACACGGTCATCATTTACAAGCATCTGCTTTACTCTTTTCTTGTAGTAAGCAAGAACATTTTGAGCGGTTGGAGAGGTTACGGCTGCATCTTGTAACATTAATTTTTGTTGTTTTTGTTGATCTGCAAGGCCCTGTAATGCATCCATTCCACCAGAAGCTAATCCACCAGAGCCTAAAGCGCTTGCAGCCATAGATGCAGCGGGATTTCCTCCCATAGCACTTGCAGCCATAGATGCAGCAGGATTTCCACCCATAGCACTTGCAGCCATAGATGCAGGGTCCATGCCATTATTCTTCATAGCACCTAAAGCCATATTAGTAGGGTCTATGCTACCAGAAGTAGCGGCACCTTTGAGTAATTCCATTCTCATATCACCACCAGTTTGGACGTTGGCATTAGCTTCTTCATCTGGTTCTTCTTCAAATTCTTCAGCAGCTTCAGGGTCAAAGTCTTTTAGTTTGTTAAGTTCTTCATTATTTTCAGGGTCTACTTCTTCTTCAGGGAGATTTTCAAGTTCTTTTTCTTTAAATTCACCATCATCAGCTTCTTCGTCATCAGAATCTGCTAAGTCTTCTTCGTCAGATTCAAAATCAAATTTAGCATCGATACCAGGATAGAGAGTTCTATCAAATGATTGTATAGTAATTGTGCCATCTTTTCCTACTTCTTTAATTCCTAAAAAACGATTAGCAATTTCTGTTTTTTCTTCTTCATTTAGTTTTTGTAAATATGCATAAGATTCTAATAAAACAGCTTCTTGAATAAATCTAGCGTGTTTTTTTTGTGCGGTTATAACTTCACATAATTTACATACAACACCTTTTGCAGCTTTGCGCCAGGGGTCGTCGCCCATTTCTTTAATTCCAGTATTAATATCTATTAAATCTAAAAATTGACATGCAGTTGTTACGAACTCTGACATATTGTAATATATAGACAAAAAAATTGATAATTTAAAACTAAAATTAAAAAAGTAAATGGAAGTTAAAACTCAAAAAAAAATATCTTCATATGAATTAGGTATGTATGAATGCCAACCATTTAGGAGAAAAAAGACACAAAAGATAAAGCAGCAACTTTCCAATAAGGAAAAGGAAAAAATGTGGAGTATCTTTGAAAATGAAAAAAATAGTCATTCTTTTAACATAGAAGAAAATCCAGAATGTGTTTATGCAACGTCTAAAGATAGTCATTTATGCACGGAATGCCAAAGTCCAGTTATGATTATGGAAGAAGGTTTTCCAACTTGCACGAATGCTGAATGCGGAATAATTTACAAAGATACATTAGATTATTCACCAGAATGGAGGTTCTTCAATCCAGAAGATAGAAATTATAATGACCCAACAAGATGTGGCAATCCCATTAATCCTTTGCTTGTCGAGTCTTCCTTTGGTTGCAAAATTTTATGTAATCAAAATTCATCGTATGAAATGAAAAGAATACGAAAATGGACTGAGTGGCAATCTATGCCACATAAAGAAAAATCTTTATATGATGAGTTTCAATTTATTACATTAATGGCACAAAATGCTGGTATTGCAAAAATATTTATAGACGATGCTATGGCAATTCATAAAGACATTTCCGAACAGAAAATGTTTAGGGGATTAAATAGAGACGGTATTAAAGCAGCATCTATTTATTTATCTTGTAGATTAAACGGTCATCCAAGAACTGCTTATGAGATTGCAGAAATATTTAATTTAGATAAAGCAAGTGCTACAAGTGGTTGTTCTATGGCTGTAAATATTAAACACAACATAGAAAGGAATAGTGAATTTGTAAGTGATATTAGTTTATGTTCTACTCAACCTATTTCATTTATAGAAAGATTTTGCAGTAAATTAAATTACAATAATGAATTGGTTATGTTATGTAAATTTATTGCGAAGAAAGTGCACGAAAAGAATATAATAACCGATAATATTCCTCAGGCAGTTGCAGCAGGTATTGTATATTTTGCAGGAATAAATTGTAATCAAAATATCTCAAAACAAGATATTAAAAATATAACTGGAGTAAGTGAAGTAACTATTAATAAATGTTATAAAAAATTAGAAGGAAATAAAGAAAAGTTAATTCCAGAAAAAATATTAAAAAAATATAACTAATTATTTATATGTCAGAACATTCTGAGAGTATACCTTGGTGGGAGGATAAGAATAATTTTTTAATTACAAATCAAGATGTAAAGAAAGAAAAAATACCGAAAGAAAAAACAGAAAATGATAAAAATAAAAAGTAATTTAGTTATGAGTATTAATAAAAAGTCTATCTTTTTATTAATGATTATTCCCAAAATAATTTTTATTGTCCCTTATAGAGATAGAGAAGTCCAAAAAACATTTTTTCATCATCATATGACAACTTATATTTTGAAAGATTTACCAGAAAGTGATTATAAAATTTATTATATTCATCAATTAGGTGATTTACCTTTTAATCGTGGTGCTATGAAAAATATAGGATTTCAAGTAATGAAAGAAAAATACGCTGAAAATTATAAAGATATCACTTTTGTGTTTAATGACGTAGATACAGCCCCTTTAATTCCTAATCTTATTAACTATGAAACAGAAAAAAATATAGTAAAACATTTTTATGGATTTAAACACGCTTTAGGAGGTATATTTTCTATAAAAGGTTCGGATTTTGAAAAAACAAATGGATTTCCTAATTATTGGTCTTGGGGATATGAAGATTCTGAAATGCAATTTAGAGTGGAGTCAAAACGTATAAATATAAATAGAGATTCCTTTTATCCCATATTAGATAAAAATTTTTTACTTTTACATGATGATATCTATAGGTTAGTTAATAGAAAAGAAGTAGAAAGACACGAACAACATCCAAAAGAAGGAATATCTGAAATTACTGATTTAAATTATTCTATACAAGAAGAAAAACATATGATTAATATACACAATTTTAAAACACCACACCAATACGATAATACGAAAGATAAAGTAATAGATTTAAGAAAAGGGGGAATACCATTTAAAACAAAGAGTAAAATGGGTCTTCATTTTAACTAAAAAGATTGCTTGTTTCAAATAATTTATAGGTAATACCAATTTCATCTCTGTTTTCCCAAATGCCTGAAATTTTTAACACATATATACTTGCAGTATTATAACGAGTATGATTCTCTTTGTAAATTTTCATATATCCAGTTTCAATTTGTTGTTTTAGCAATAATTTTTTTTTGAAGTCTTTTTGTTTATTGGAAATGTAAAAATCCAACAAGCGATTTTCTAATAACATTAACTCCTTTGCTGCATTTTGATTTTGAGTGCTATACCACTGAAATTTCATATTTTTTTTATTATTTTGTGTTTCAATTACAAAATGATTAATGGGAAAAACTATAAAAATACCATTCATAGTAAAATAAGGGTCTATAAAATTAATTTTTGTAAACTTACCTCCATCCATTACTATGTTACTTTTGGAATCCAAAAGTCCTATGTTATTTGATGATAATTGATTTATATGTAATGCTATGTTCATGACTACTATTAATTAAATTGTATTTTTTATATTTTTTTGTAATGATAAATTATATGTCAGCAACTTTAGATTTAAATGCAACACGTTTAGTATCATGGAAAGGATTAACTATTAAAGAAATCAACTCAAAAATAATAAAAAACGAAGGCTGTGTAATAGGAAAAAGAAACTTATTTAAATCAAATCCTGTTAAATTACCAAGACGTGAATTATTACCTTTTTCTTCCAAATGCAATTCTAAAACTTCTTTAAAAATTGATGTTATAAATGCACCTGGAGGTGTAGTTAGCAATTCAACAAGTTCTAATACTGTAAATTCTATTTCTATGACATCACAAGTAAATGTTCCTAATAACAGTTGTGAATACCCAGGAACCTGTAATAAAATTACATCACCTGCTGAAAATGCTAAAAAGCGCGTAAGAAGTAGTGGAATGATTAGACAAAAATATCATCAAACTACAAATGATAAAGCTTATTACACTAACACAAAAGAATACTTAAATGCAAGAAATATGACGCATAAACAAAACCAATATGTGTTGTCAAATCCAGATAATACTTGCTTCAAAACTCATTACAACCCAAGTAATTCTCAATTTGCAGTTCAAGGAGCTGTTACAGCTGGAGATCTTGTAACAAGAAAAAGATATAATACAATTACTGACTCAGCTGCTAGTTATAAAAATCCTTTGGGACAAGATGTTGCTAATGCCCTTTCTTATGGTGTTTCATCAACAGGTTACACAAAGAAGGACAAATTAGGTTATCCTTTAAAACAAACACCTACCTTCAGTAAATATTCTGATGAAATGAAGAAATGCTTTGTAACCAAATTAGTAAATGTTATTTAAAAAATAATTTTCATATTTATCTGCACTATTAAAATTTAAAAATATATTATTATCTGCTGATAATGATGTAGTTATTGGAATATTATGTTTTTGACACCAATATATACATTTCTCTGTATTAGTTTGAATAAGTTGATTTATTTTTTCCTGTTTATTTTTATTTTCTATTAAACACAAAGTATAATGAATGTTTTCAATTTGTTGCTGACCGAAAATAGCGTTGTATTCTTCTAATTTTGTAATAAAAATATTTGATAATTTTAAATTAAGAAAACGTGATGCATAATTCGTTGAAAGACACATCTTTTGAAATGCATTACCAATTACATCTATATAAAAACGAGGTGATGAAAATAAAAATTTTTTACAAACAATATATTTTTCAGAATTTGCATATCTACTTGTATTAGGTTTTACAATATATACTTTTTCATAAAAAGCTGATAAAATATAAAGTAAATCAATTGTATGTTGCATAAAACAATCAAAAATTTTTAATACAAAACAACCACCTTTTTTTTGCATACATAATGCATAAGAAATTTGACCATATAAAAGTTTTGTAATAGATATTTCTTGTTTATTGAAATCTATAGAAAAATCAAAACCACCGTCTGCTGTAATAACATCCATTTTTTGATTGTATTTATTTATAACATAATTAAAATTTTCAATAGATAATATATTACCTGTATTATCCTTTCCATATTCTAATTTAATATTTGGATTTTCTTTTAAAAAGTGTTCTGCTCTTTTCCACGATGGCACATTTATTTCGTTATTTTCATCAATTAGCGTCATTCCTACATATTTATCATCCTTATTTTTTCTTGTTTTAACAAATGCTTCAATAAATCCACCAGGACCTTCTGCCAAATGAAAAAAATCTAACCCTTGCTTTTGGGTTCCTATATCAAATGTATTAATTATTTCTATCATCTTAAAAAAAGACCTGGATAAGGGTAATAACTTTGACACACTTTTTTTCTTTCCAGGTAAATTAGAGTGTATATATTCATATGGATTCGTATATTTTTTAACAATATCCCATTCCTTTTCATTTGCTTGAATATTTTCTTTTATTTCATATAGATAATAAGATAAAGAGTTAGATATAACAGCACTTGGCTCAATATCACTACTCGTATACTCAATATTTGGTATAATTTGTATGGAATTTCGTGGCAATAAATAATATGACATAGATATATTATTTATAAATTTAGTTTTATATACTTTCTATGAATGAGATATTGCTATTCTCTTTTTTATGTTAGCAACGGCTTTTCCTGGATTTAATCCTTTAGGACAGGTATTACTGCAGTTCATAATAGTATGGCAGCGATATAATTTGAAAGAGTCATCCAGTTCTTCTAGTCTTTGTTTGGTGTAATGATCACGACTATCTTCTATCCATCTATATGCTTGCATAAGAACGGCAGGACCTAGATATTTATCTGCATTCCACCAATAACTGGGGCAACTAGTAGAACAACACGCACAAAGAATACATTCATACATACCGTCTAATTTTTTTCTGTCTTCTTGATGTTGAAGAATTTCCATTTCCATATTTCCTTCAAAGATGCTACGTTTATCACGGCGAAGCCACGGTTTAATGGATTTGTATTGATCGTAAAAGTTTGTCAGATCAGTTACTAAATCTCTAACAACATACATATGTGGTAAGGGATTTATTTTCATAGGTTCGTCTGTTACTTTATCAACAAAGCATAAACAGGCTAGGGTATTGCGTCCATTAATATTCATAGCACAAGAGCCACATATGCCTTCTCGACAAGAACGCCGAAATGTCATAGTTGGGTCTTGTTCGTTCTTTATTTTAATAAGAGCATCAAGCACCATCGGACCGCAGTCCGTTAAATCTACAGGATAAGTTGAAACATATGGTTTTTGTTTCTGTTCGGGATCCCAACGATATATTTTGAAATATTTAATTTTTTTTGACGAAGGAACGGTGGTCTTTTTTAAAGAAGGCATAATCTTTGAAAAATTACGTGGTAATAAATAATATGACATAGATATATTATTTATAAAGATATATTATTTATAGGTTTAGTTTTATATACTTTCTATGATTGAGATTTTGCTAATTAAATGTGTTTAAAATTATCTTTTTTCCTGTTTTTTTAGGTAATTTTTTATTGATGGTTTTTAAAATAGGTTCTGCCTCTTCTTCATCTTCTTCTTCTTTTTCTAATTCAAAATTCATCATAGCTTTTATGTTCTTTGCATCAACATTTCTTACTTTCTTGAATATATAATAGCGATTTAAAAAGGAAATTGTTTTTTCTTCTGCAGACATCAATAATGCTGTTCTTACATTTGATTTTAAATGTTTATTATTATTTGCTTCCTCTTCCATATTTTTAAACATTTTTTCAAAAAGAGCTGAACCATCTGGTAATTGCATAGCATTTGCCTCTTCTTTTGGCAAAAGAATAAATCCATAATTTTCAAACACTCTCTTTAAAAAGTCAAATTGAACCAAGTATTCTTTGAATGGCTTATTAATACTTTCTTGATAAACGTCAATATCATAACCTAAACTTAGGTAATCATCTGGAAAGCTACTGTCATCATAACGTTTTGTTATTTCAAAGATTTTTCTATCGTCTTTCATAATAGTATAACTTTCTCCCTTACTTTTGTTTCTTAAAAGTTGGAATACTTTATCTCCATCATATCCAGTTGCTATGAAATATCCTCCTACTCTTGTATTTTCCGTAACATTTCTTAAAAATTCGTGTAAAGTTTCTTTTTCTTTAAAGAAATAATGAATTGAAAATTGACAAGAACTTACGTGAAATCCATTTTCAGCAACACCATATTGTTGATATACACCTTTTCCTAATAACAACTCATTTTTTGGACCTTTACCTAATACACAGTTAGTTATTTGAATATCTTTTTCTGTTTCAAATGCTTCACCACTTGCAATATTTTTCATGCTGTTACCAGTAACAAACAACGCATCATACATTTTTTTATATTTTTTTCGAACATTCAAATATCTGGCACATGCTCCATCAAGTCTATTGTAAATGTTATCTGGTGAAATATCAATACCAAATACAAATTTTAATTTGGCGTGTCTCCATTTCTCAATATCTCCCCCTTTTCCAACACTATAATCAATTAATATATTTCCAGGTGAAGATACTGATTGAATAAGTTTGGATTTTATATACAAATTATGAAAATCCCTTAGTGAACGGGTATTTGTTTTGTTTTTGTTACTATTATTATAGTATACTTCTTCATTATTATTTGTTGGAATATTTTCTCCTGTGCTTATCATATCGTGAGAAATAGGATTATGAATAGAATACCAGTTATTATCTGCTGTATGGAAGGCATTTCCAAAATTTTTACCACCATTTCTTAATTCGCTGGTTTTATCATAACGAACACGAATAGGACACCATTTCCAATATTTATCATTTTCTTTGTTATATTTAAATTCAACAATCATATTTTCTTCAAAGTATTCTCCTTCTTCTGTTGCCATAAAACTGGTTGAACCGTTATGTTTTAAATAAACATTACATAGATGTGCTTCTTCATCAGCTGGATTAGTAGGATAAAATGGAACTGGTTTATATTTATCATTATCTTCATCATAAGTTTCGTTTTTATAAGATGCATCGTATAAATCTTGACTTGGATTAATATATCCGTGCTTTTTAGGATCAAATCCACATCTTAATATTAGAGTTTTGTATTGTAATATATTTTGAGAGCCACCATTATTAGAACCATCTTGATAAATATTTCTAATTAAATCTTTTCCTGCACTATCCTTTTTAACAGATACAAGGAAATCAATTGTATTAAATTCAGGTGGTTTCCATTTCATTACATAAGGCCAATTTTGTTTTGATGTAATATCCATTTTTTCTTCTGGATTTGAAGCACCTACATATAAATCAGAGGGAGTAAATATTAATCCATCAGTTTCGTATTCATAAGCACTATCTTCAACATCAGCTAAAATTAACGAGCAAGCTTTGAAAATACTACTGTTATTGGATGTAGCGTGAAAGCTTTTCATTTTTACGCGAAATTCTACGTGAAGCTTATTTTTGGGAACAACTTCATTCTTAGACTTAAATTCTAAAATAGAATGAGGATTAATTACATTAATAAGATTCTGTAGAATATACAAACGAGAAATCGGTTGCTCTTTATTTTCATCATTATGTTCTACGTGTAAAGGATAATTCATATATTTTTTATTATTTACATAATATACATCAAACGCTGCAAACAATTGAATAGGATTGCCCTGTTTATTATTTTTAATATATTCTCCATCAATAATACTGTTGAAAATACTTTTTTCCTTAGTAAATGTTCCAGTAAATAATACATTCATGTTCATATCTATTAAATAAATCTTTCCAACATCATCAATAAATAACAAATATCTTTCACCATCGGCTTTATCTGTTACAGTATAATTTTTTCTTATATTAGGGACTACAGAGGTTTCTACATCTTCACTTATATTTTCAATTTGTAGAGTAGATGAAGTGGGTCCTATAAAGTAACGAGGAGTTGGTCTTTCTATTTTATGTTCGTCACCGTGAATTACAGACAGATATTTAAACAAAGTTTGTTTTTGTTCCTCATATGAAATAGGATATTTTGTTTTCTGTAATCCACTTAAAATAATGCGAATGCATTTTCTCATATTTTGTAGTAAAAACTCTGCACGTTGATATTCACTTTCTGTTCCAACACGTTTATTATCTACTTCAATCTCAATCTCATATTCTTCTGGATTTTGAAAAACATTAGCATCTTGAATAGTATATTTTGGAATGGGAATATTTTTTGATTTAGTTGAAGACTTTACAATACTTACATCAATAAACACAGGATAGTTGGGATGTTGAAACCGAACACGGTTCAAACAACGAAATGTTTTAAGAGAGTCTTCCCATTTTGAAATGATTTTTCTGGCAATAGATGTATGCACGTGAAAATCTTGTTCTGTCTTAAAAGCCACACGAAAATTATAGTCTTTCATAAATACTTTTTGAATTCTTTTATTATCACGTGTTACTGCGTCTAACTTCTGTGTGAATTTTAATTTTTCAAAAGTAGTTGAAGGAATGTCAAGTATTTTTTGAATACTATTTGTCTTTGTGTATTCTTGAATTAAATCAGAACCAACAATTTCAGCGCGAATAGAAGACATCTTGGTTTTTCCATCAGGTGCTACAAACTGATTTTGAATTCTTAATATTTGTAAGCCTTCATCGTTTTCTGTTTTGAAACCACAGCTATATAAATACTTAACCACATTCAAATAATCAATTTTGGTTAGTTTTCTATCTCGGTCAATTGTTCCAAAACTTACTTCAAGCTCACTCATTTTATTATCAGTTTTTATTAATGGATTGCTTTCTAAATAATGTTTTACCATTTGTAGAAAACTACCTGGGTCATTATTATTTTTATCTTCCACTTCCATATTATAATATATATAAACTTTTATATATTATTTTAGGTTATCAATTTTTTAATACCAAGATAACGAGTCATAAATATAATCATATAACTCCTGCTTTTTCATATTGGGAATATCTTCTAATTCCATCCTATATGCAATTTCCTGTAAATCTGTTACCTTGTAATTAGATATAGCTTTAATTGGCTTCAACCAACTTTCTAAGCAATAATATTTTGATTCTATTTCTATTACTTCACTCAACAACATCGGCTCTAATTGGAGACTATATTTATTGAATTTTTCTTGTTTTACTAAAAAGTAAGGACTATCTTTGTGATAAAAAAAGGATAAATAACAAGACTTTTCCTCGTGTAAAATATAAATGTTAATTTTTTTCATAAAACACAAAGCAAAAAAGTTGTAAAAATTAGTATTATCTATATTTGTATTAAAATCACTCATTATGTCCTGCATTAACGACTTTGTCATTTTTATGTTTGACTCCTTTAATTCTTTGTAGTTATTTTTTACATACTGTTCTCCTTGTTGCTTAATTTCAATTTCTCTTACACCATAATTTCTCTGAATACAATTATACTCATCAAAACCATAAGCACATATGTAAAAGCACCAAAATAAACTATCACGCTGTTTAGGTTGATAATAAGTTTTTTTTAGTTTCTTTTCTTGTTTTATTTCTAACTCCTCCTCCTTCTTATCTGCATAAAAGAATGGTTTGAAATCACTTAATTGAAATAAAATATTTTTGCCCTGATTAAAAAATATTTTATCATATATGAGTTCCATAGCTATTTGTTAAACTCACGTTATCTTTATTACCTTTCATATTAAAGTATGTTTCTTTAAACTCTTGTTTCTGCGTCTCCAAGTTATTTAAATTATGCTCCTGGTCTTTTATGTATTCCAAATATTTATCAAGTTTTTCTAATACATCTTGCTTTAAAAAAGACATATTAATAAAAATTCCACTTTTATTTTCATTTAATTTCGTTTCATTTTCTAAAAATATTTTTAATATTTCAATTTGTTGACCTTTATTGAGACTTTCTATTTTTTGTTTTAAATTTTCTAAATAAACACTATCGTTTTCCATTAACTATTTTTTTACTATATGTTTATATCATTTTTTATTATATGAACAAGTGTAATTTTTTAATAAACGAATATATTTATAAAAAAAAATATATACATCAGAAATTAGAAACAGATTATGATAAACTTTATATGATAAAAGATATTTCTGTAAAAAAAGAAGATTTTGGCACTTCTTATTTAGCATTATTAGATAATGAAGAAACTTATGAACTAGAATTTTATGATAAAAAAACGAAATTTCTCCACAGTTATGCGGAAAAATACAACAATAATTGTATCTGTTTTTAATTAAGAATATCTTCTTGTATTGTTAGTCTTGGTTTAATTTTTCTATCTTCATTTTCATTTTCATAATAAATATCTGATAATTTTGCAATAACAGAAATAAAAGGGTCATTTAGTTCAAAACGAACTCCTATGGTGCTTACTTTAATCTTATTATTTTCTTTAACTGAAGCGAAAAGATTATCATTATAATGATGGTCTCTTGTTACAAAGATAGTAAGAGGTTTATTTCCTTCATTATCAATCACTTCTGCGTGAATACCAGCTTTGGTAATTGTTTTTACCTTGCAATCAATACTCATTCCTTCAACTGGATAACATATATAACATTCAAAAACAACTTGAAATTCTATAAATTCACCATTTACATTACCTGATGAATAAGAAACTATTTTACACGATTTCGGCTTAATATATCCTTCTGCATTACACTTTCCTTCAACCTTATTGGAAAGAGCCTCTTCTAAATTCTTTTTTAATGTAGCACCAACGTGTTTAATATGTAATCCAACTTTCATAGTAAGAACAGAGGGAGTATATACACCATAGACTTTTGTTGTTTTATCTTGATTCATCTCTATAACAAATGGAAATATATTTTTATATAATTTAAAAAGATATTTCAATTTTTTATTTTGTTTTTATATCCGATATAAGTGCCGTTTCTTCATCCAGAAAATAACTCTCTTTTATTTCATCATTATAGTTATAAAAACGAATTAAGCATTCAAATAATATTCCCAAACCTATTTTTGTTGTATCATTAATTTCATCTTGACTATAACTCTTTTTATAATCTTTATATTCCAAATAAGGATATTCTTCCAGCAATTGATTTATTTTTTTTAATATTTCTGACTTTGCTAACACAGTAATTTTTGCTCCTTTATTATTTTTCGTTTTCAAGTTCATTTGTTTTAATTTAAAAACGATTTCCTTTTCTCTGTTATCATAATCTAAAAATCCAATCAAATTTGCTAATTGACTTTTATCTACCTTAAATTTCTCTACTATTTCCTTCTCAAAAGTTTTAATATCCAAATCTTCTGCTTGAGCCCAAGCACTCTCGTCATATTTTTTTACAAATAAAAATGGTTCTCCTTTTTTAGATATCAAATAACCTTGTTGAATAGAGTTATCTATTATTCTTTTTTCAAAATATTCTTGTATATGTTTTACATATATGTTCTCAGGTTTTTCATAATTACTATAAATAAATCTTAACAAAAATATTTTATCTTCAAAAGAGATTGTTTCCAAATAATGCTCTAAAACCATTTGTTGTAATGTTTCTTCATTCATAAAATGATTATTTTTTAACATATAATAAATACGACCAAAGTGAATATACCAGTCTTTCTCTCCGGTTACAAGAGCCAAATCATCACTATCAGTTTCTACTTTTTTATTTGCATTTCTTGTAAAAACTAATTCCTTTTTAAGCTTAGCAAGTTCTGCTTTTTCTTGTCTTGACAAATTAAGAAGATTACTTTCAAGCTCTTGTTTTCTTTGTGTAAATTCAATTATTTTCAAATATTTTGCTTTTTGTATTTCAATTGTATCAAATTTAGATTTTATATCTTCCAAAATACTCTCAAAATGCAATACGGTCTTATTGATTATCTCTTTTTCTATTTTCTCTTTACTATCTTCAGCAGCAACTGAATAATCTATTTCATCTATATTGATATCTTCTTTTTCTTCATCTTCTTCTTCAGGTTTATCTTCAATTTCCATAACTAGCTTTTCTTGTTTAAAATCTAGAGGCACAGAACGCTCGTATATAGATAAATTTTCATCATTAATTTCTTTTGGTTGAAATGCATAATATGGTCCTTTATTAATTAAATAACCATTTCTATCGTGTTTATCCACAAGATTATCTTGTTTATTTTCAATCAATAATGATAAAGCAAAATAAATATGCTCCAAAGGATATTCTGTCTTAATATTAATCAATTTAATTAATTCTTCATTTTTATAGAAAGATTGTTCTCTAAATAATTGACGAATTCTTTTTACTATTGCTGCATAGTTCATTTTTGCAAAGTTAGAAGAATAGTTGTTTTTCAAAATATCATCATTTGTTATTTCTTTAAAAGGACGGCATTTATAAGAACAATTTTCCATATAATCACAAACACTTGAAAATGGTTTATCTCCTATTTTAAATACGATAGTTTTATTACTGGCAAGATTAATTTCTATATCCTTATTTGTAGCTAATTCTGCAATATTATCAACAGTAAAATTAGTTTGTTCTATATTTAATAAACAATCTACGCTGGTTTCTTTTAGTAAACGTGATACCTTTCCAATTTGTTTTGATTTTTTCTCTGCAAAACGATATACATACATATCTGCTGGTTCTTTTTCTTTATCGTCTTCCATAGTGGAACCGTGTAAATAAATTTCTACATTTCTTTCTTCAAATGGCAGTGCACAGTGACTTAAATTACGAACAGCTCTTCCAATAATTTGTTCTAATCTATTTAAATTATACCATGGGTCTAAAATATGAACCTGTCTTATAAATTTAAAATCAAGGCCTTCTGCAGCAGCTTTTGTAATTAAAATAACTTTTACATCCTCTCCCTCTTTATTGTTTACATCAGTTACATATTTAATATCTTGTAAATTATCAGGACTATATTTTTTATCTCCTGTAATCATAACATATTTGGCTTGTTTAAACTTCGCTTCAGGGTTTTCTTTCAATAATTCTGACTTTGGTTTCATAGTTTTTGCATCAAGAGGATCTGGATTTTTATTTTTTAATAGTGACCTTGTAAAAGCAGCACTTCCGTATCTTGAAAATCCCATTTCTTCTAATGCAAGTGCTAGAGGAACCACACCTCCATCAATATAAAAAGAATAAATGATAATTGGTCCTTTTGATTTTTTTACAATATTACAAATTTCAAATATTTTGGAACTGTATTTTTCCAAGTTGGATAATTCAAATATTTTTCCATAATTTTCTTCAATTTCTGGTTTGTATTCATAATTAAAACGTATTTCATTAGGTTTATATTCAGTTTCATAGGTCATAATATTTGATAATCCTTTTTTACCAACCATGGAAGATATCAGGTTAGGATTTACAAGGTCATCCTCTTTTAATGCATCAAATTCCATATTAGGAAAAACTATATTCAAACTTTCTAATGGTTCTTTTAACAACGTATATCCAAATGACTCCATGTTCTCAAATGTTGGCATATTTTTTGCAGAATCGCTAAGAGGAAGAGTATCAGACTTTGTTTGAAAGTTTTCTATAATTTTATCATAAATTCTTTTTTGGTAAGAACCTATTTTATTCATATAAACTGGTAAATTCTTTATAGGTTCATCAATTTCTTTGTCATTTAATTGAATTCTAAAATAATTATTTACGTCAAGTGTTTTTGATGGTTCAAATTCGTCAGGATAAACACGAAAGGGGAAGCTGTATGGATTTTCACCTCGAACAAAACTTACATAACCTGTTAATTTTCTTGCCAATAAATCTTGACCTGCTTCTATATTATTTTCTGGACTTCCTTCTTTAAATTCACCGTCTTTATCAAATATTTGGTCTTCCTTAATTACAGCTCTTTTATCTACAACATTTAATAAGTTTGTTAGCCAAATGATTTCCTTGTAACTATTATACATAGGTGTTGCAGAAAGCATAAGTAACCTCATATTTGTTGCTTTTTCACAAACATACATTAATAAGCTTGCTGTCTTTTTAGATTCTTTATTATCTTGTAGAATTCTTAAATTGTGTATCTCATCAATAATCATCAAACGATTATTAAAATACTTTTTAATTTTTAGAGTTTCCATTTGTTTTTGCTGATTCACATTTCCAAGTTCATCTGAAACTTGTATTTTTTTCTTAATAAAGTTTCCAAGCTCTCTGTATCCCATAAAAATATAATATTGATTAATAATTTGGTTAATCTGGGAGATTACTTTATCTCTTGTTAAATTTAAAGTCATAGAAGGGTTGATTTCTTTTAAAAGACTATTTCCAACACAAGTATTTAAATTCCAAACTCCATTTTCTAATTTTAATTTTCTATCATCAAATAATTGAAGACGGAAATTGCTTTGCACGTTTGGAGAAGCAATAACTAAAATACGTTGATTTACCTTTACTTGTTTCATATAATTTCTCATTTCCTCTGCAATACCAATTGCAGAACAGGTTTTACCAGAACCTAAACCATGATATAAAAGTAATGAGTTATAGGGAGTTTCAAAAGATAAGAAATTTTTAACAAATTGTTGGTGAGGCATTAATTCAAACTCTTTATTACAAAATTCTTCTGCTGTTTCTTTTACGTCTTTTATTTCCCCATTAAATTTGCTTTCATTAAATTCTTGATGTGAGGCAACTTTTATATTAAATTTTGGGTCATCTAATAAAGGATATAAATTATCTGAGAGTTCATTTTCTTGTAAATACTTGTTTTCAGTTTTTTCCTTTTCAAACAAAAAAGAATTATAGTCTTTTGATTCTGCATTAGGTTCTACACCAATATTTTCCTGCAATTCTTTTTGTGCGTCTGTCATTTCTATATCTAAATCAGGAAATTCATCTTCAGGATACTCATTATCAGGAGAGGGTTTTTCTTCTTCTTTTTCTTCTTCCATCTCTTCTTCAATTTCTGCACTTATTTCCTCATTTTCTTTTAATTCCTCTTCTGTGTATTCAACTTCTGGCTCTGGTTCTGGAGCAGGTTCAGGAGATACTTTTTCTTTAGGTTTTTCTTTTTCATTTAAATTATTCAGATGATTGGTAAGTAAAATAACTTGTATAATTAATTCATCCTTAAGGTCACCATATTTTGCTCTAAAATTACTATTTTTTGAAGTTATTTTTTCTTCAAGGTCTTTTATTTTTTTCTTTAATTCACTATCTTTAGTTTTTGTTAGGTCTTTAATTTGTGCTGGATATTTTTCTAATACACTTATTAATCCATAACCATAATCTTTTTTCGTTCTTTCAACTACCTTTAAAGTAGTATCTTGAATTCTTATTTCTTTCTTTGTTATACACTGATTAAATGTGCTTGATTTAGGATCTGTATCACAACGTTGTCCTGTTTTACATCTTGGTCTTTTATTTTTATTTTTAGGGTCAGGAGCACAATCTTTATTGGTTAAAATAAGTTCAGGCATATCATTTTCTTCAAGAATAACAGGATTCAATTCTAAAGCTGTATTTAAAGCATCTTGAATTATATTTGTTTCCTTTTTTTTCGCCATTTTTTTATTCTTATCTTCTTTTGACGACATATATTATAAATTATATATAATATATACAAGTATTTAAATGTAAAAAAAGCGATATGTATTTAATGTATGATTAATTTTATTTAAAAGACGTTTTTTTTCTAAATTGTATGGTCTTATGATATTTAAACAATCATCGTAATTAAACCATTGCATATCACTTACCTCACTTTGTTGATATTTATCCATATTACTTTCTTTTATAGAATTACAAAAGGCCACATAATATTTGTGTTTATAAGATTTGTAATTAGAACCTGTAAATATTTCTTCAAACGGTAATATATTTTGAATATTTTTTAAATGTTCGCTTTGTATTCCTGTCTCTTCTGTAAACTCCCGCAAAGCACAAGCAAAGTCTTTTTCTTGAAAATTTCTTCTTCCTTTGGGAAATCCCCACTCTGGCTCAAGCCAACTTTCTTTATTGTTACTATCATTTATTAAGGACTCTAAATCATATAATTTTTCATCATTCGCATATATTCCATTTCTAAGTAAATTGAATTTTTCTTGACTGGTAGTTTCCTCTGTTTTATATTGTAAAGACAACTTTTCAGGTCCCCAAATAATAGTCCATAATTCAGAAAAAGATTTATTTAATAAGTTGGTTTTTTCTTGGACTGTCATTTGGTTTAGCATATTAATAATATAATATTTATCTGATACAGAATATTTACCACGCATAAAATCTATAAATCCAAGGGTGTCCTTTCTTCTTATCATCAAATATTGTAGTTTCTTTTCATGTATGCGAAATACGACAAATCCTATACTGGTAATTGGCAGTTTGCACTGATTATATAGATGTCCAACTTTTCCACAATTATTACAATAATACTCATTCATATTGTAAAAATAAATTAACTTATCTTTATATAATTATTATTATGAATTTTGAACCAGAGATTTGGGGACCTCATTATTGGTTTTTTTTACATACTGTTTCAGAATCGTATCCAGTACATCCTACTAGTGTAACCAAAAAAAAATACTATGATTTGATACTTAATTTTCCTCTTTTTATTCCTAATCAAGAAATAGGAAATAAATTTAGTCAAATGCTAGATAAATATCCAGTATCACCTTATTTAGACTCAAGAGATTCTTTTGTGCGCTGGGTTCATTTTATTCATAATAGAATGAATACTAAACTTGGCAAAGAACAAATGAGTATGGAACTTGCTTTAGAAAAGTATAGAAACTTATATAAGCCAAAAAAAGTGTTATTACATGAAACCATAATGACAAGGAAACATATTATTCATTTTGTATTTATATTTATTTTGTTATTTATTATTTACCAGTTATATAAATAATCTAATAGTATTTTAAGTATGAGATTTGAATTAGTAATTATAATTATTACAGGATTGATAGCTGGTAATATTTATACAGATGGAAAATATATTAAATATGCATTATCCAAAAAGAAATATTTACAAATGGGTGGCGTAATATTTGGCGGTCTAATGTTAATCTTTTTATTTAAAAGAAATCCCGCACACGCAAAAGAAATAGTTAACGCATCTAACGAGTATTTCAAATATTTGCCTATTGATAAAAACACAAGTGATATGATTAGTCCTATCTTAGATTTTACAAACAAAAATGAGTTTGCTAATGACTCTTCCTACACTCAACCTATTATTCCTATGACAAATCAACAAAGAGCAGAACAAAGAATTCAACAATCAGGTAAAAAAGCAACCAAACGTTCTGTAAGTGAAACGAAAAAAAAATATGTTGGGTCTTGTCAAAATTGGAAATGTGCCAATTGTAGAAAACAATTAAATGCTTGGTATGAAGTAGATCACGTTGTAAAATTAGAATATGGAGGTTCTAATCACGTAGATAATTTAGTAGCATTATGTCGTGAATGTCACGGAGAAAAAACTGCAAAAGAAAATATGGCAAAATATATTTAAATTATAATATAGTAATTTTATATAATTTCATGGCAGACGAAAGTATTTACAATTTAAATTATATAAAATATTTATTTATTCTCACTACCATAATTTTAATACCAATAATATTTGAATTTGCTCTTAGAAATAAAAGTGTATTTGATAAAACTTATATTTATGTAGTGGTTTCAGTATTTATCCCTCTTTTACTTATATTAGCTTATCAATATTTTGGTCAAGGTAAAGCATTTGACCCAACCAGTCTATCAAATTATTTAATACTATTTTTAGCTATTTTATTTTTAGTTTCTATCTTTTACACTCAGCTTGCTATGTATTCTACAACATTTACCTATATTACTTATTTTTATACATTTTTATTTGCATTAATGGTTATTACTGCATTAGCAATCGTTTTTTACGCTTTTAGTAATTACTATAAATCGATGGATGGTATTTCCTCATATATAACCTATATTGTATTTTATATCCCTTGTTTATTGATTGACTTAGCTAAGTATTTAATTAAGGAATTGAATTTAACAACCAGTCCCATTTATATGTTATTATTGTTTGAAGCCTTATTGATATTAGCTTATTTTTATTTACCAAAAATGTTAGAAAAAGCATCCAAAAAAGAAGGAGTGCCTGTAATTGAAAACACAGTTTTTCTTGATGTTGAAACAAATTATTCTTTAAATGAAGCTGCAAAATTAGACTTAGAGGATAAAGTAAAAAATATATACACCGGGCAGGATATAGAAAAGAAAAATAGATTGAATTATTCCTTATCTATGTGGCTATATATAAATAATTATGATGCAATCCGCACTGATGATATGGAAGAAACAAACATATTTAACTTTAATAATGGATTACCCAAATTGACTTTAGCAAATAGTGATAAGGAAAGCAGTAAGATTTATGTATATTATTCAAATACTCAAACAGAACAAGAAGAAATTTTTATTCCCTTTCAAAAATGGAACAACGTAGTATTTAATTACTATTCAACACACGTAGATTTGTTTGTGAATGGAAATTTAGAGAAAACTTTTGATTTAGATAATTCTAATTTCCCTGATTATTCCAATACCAGCTTACCTATTACAAATGAAGTAGTGGTTGGAGGAAATAATGAAATAACAGGAGCAATTTGTAATGTAAGATATTATAAAGAAAGCTTATCTCAAAGAAAAATTGCAAACTTTTATAATTTATTAAAAAATAAAAATCCTCCCACTTTTAATGTATAAGTAAATTATACAAATATGGACGCTACTGATAAATTCTTTGTTATGCTTCTTGTGTTTGGAGCTTTAGTTTCTGTTTACAGTTATTTTACTAAAGAGTGTTGAATTTAATATGTAACTAATTAATATAGAAATATGAATACTTTTGCTTTTATTTTAGGAATAATTATTGTTTTACTTATTTACATCTTGTATAAGTTCTTTACACAAAAAGCAACTACCTTAGTTGAAACAAGTAATTTAAATGAAAATCAAGACCCTATATCTATTAAAAATAGTCCCACTTCAACAAGATATACTTATGGAGTTTGGATATATATAAATTCTTGGTATACAAATAGCCCCAAAACTATATTCAGACGAAATGGTAATTTAGAATTAATCTTTGATGATAATTCTCCAGTTTTGAAATGCAAAGTAACTACAGATAGCACCGTTTCTACAACAGGTTCTACTGAAGAGTTTATTATTACAAACGATTTCCCCTTACAAAAATGGACTCAAGTCCATGTGAGTGTGGATAATTCTTATTTTGATTGTTATATTGATGGAAAATTAGTAACTTCTGTAAAAATATTAAAACCAACAACACCTGCAAAAGAACAAACTATATTGCTAGGTGGTGGTTCTAGTTTTGATGCATATGTTAACAAATTTCAACACTGGGATGAGCCTATTTCACCTCAAACTGCATATGAATCATATAAAGAAGGTAACGGACAGACTTCTTTATTTAAGCAACTTGCCAATTACGGATTAGATTTAACAATTGTAAAAGATAATGTAGAATTTCAGAAATTTAATATATTTTAAGAAAATCGTTTTATATCAATAGTATATAACGATTAATGGAAAATCAACCTATACAACAAAATATGCAAGCAGCAAGCAATAATATAGAACAAGGATATAATAGTGTAAAAAATAGTATAAGTCAAGGTTTGGAAAGCTTTTCTGAGAAAGTAAATGAAAATGCAGAAGCTAGTTCTAGTTTTCTTTCAAGTAATACTATTATTGCAAAGTTTGCCTTTATTGTTTTAATTATTATTGTTTTCGTAATCCTATTGAATTTAGGAATTATTCTATTATCAAAAGCAACTGGACCAAGCTCCAATCCATTTTTAATTAATGGAATGATTAGTGGTAGCACTTCTCGCACAATTACACAAGACCCCAGTAACAGAAGTTCTGTTCCAATTAACCGTTCTAATAATCAAAGTGAGGGATTAGAATTCACCTACTCTGTTTGGTTGTACGTAGATGATATAGGTCAAACTGGTTCTAACACACTTCTCTACAAACATATTTTTAACAAGGGAGATAAACAATATGATGAAACCACAGGTATTGCTATTAATAATGGTCCCGGAGTTTATTTAGAAGCACCTGCAAGTTCAGTATCACCAGAACAAGCCAAAATATTAGTAGTAATGGATTCTTATAAAGGAAAAAATGAAATTGAAATTGATGATTTTCCCATCAAGAAATGGGTTTGTTTGATTATTAGAGCTCAAAATACAGCTATTGATGTTTATGTAAATGGTTCCATCGCACAAAGATTAATTATGGATGAAGTGCCGAAGCAAAATTATTATGATATGAATGTAGCTCAAAATGGTGGTTTTACTGGAAATATTTCCAGTTTAAGATATTACGAAAGAGCATTAAATATTTTTGAAATAAAACAAGTTTTAGAAAAAGGTCCTAATATGAGTAATGATGTAACAAGTGGAAGTTATTTTACTTATTTATCAAATCTTTGGTATTCTTCTAAATTCTAATTTTAATAAAATTATTTTTATTAAGATTCCTTATTTACAACTAATAGATATTTATAAAAATCTCTATTTCTTCTTGGAAAAAATACACGAAAGAATTCAAACCAAAACATTCTATATTTTAAATCAAATAATACTAATTGATAATTTTTTTTATATGGATTGTAAAAACCTAATATGTTATCTATTATTTCATCTGGTAATTTAAATATATATTTCATTAATTTATATAATCATACATTATAATGTCAACTGATGATGCTTGTCAACAAAGAAAATTATTTATGCAATTTAATATACCGCCAACACGGTTAACAAAACAATCACCCTATGATGGAACTGTCACACAAGAACAATTAAATATGAGAAGAAAAGCAGAAATTTTAAAATATAAAAAAAATGCAGGTGGTTCAAGCACCAGTCAAAAGCAGAACTTTGCAAGAATCGCTCGCGGTAATTACAATATTGCCAGGGTTCCTTGTCCTGCTGATGCATTAATTCCTACCTCTTCTAAAAATTCTAATATTCCTGGTCCTGAAATATTTTTATATGAAGACCCAAATGTTCCTCTTTACAATTATTTTACAGAAACTAATACTGGAGGAATAGGACAACAAATTGATACAACTGAATGGAGTGTTTATTTAAATGAAAATGTTAGAGTTCCTGAGAATACGGATACCACTTTTGCAACTCTTGTTATTAGACAAGCAATTTCTAGAGCTTCACTGATTTACTCTTTACAAATTCCTGTTTCTTTAAGAGTAACAGGCTCTAATTACTATACTGACACCTCAGGCTCACTAATAAATGTAAGTGAAATCAATCCTACTGTTAGATCATATTATAATGGCAATTTAAATAGCACCGCAGTATCAAGTATACTTCCACAAGATAAGGTTACTTTACGTTTACATCCTACCACAGATATAGTCTCTTCAAATAATTTAGAAACCTATAGCTTTTTAGCTGTTATTTTTATAGGTTATTTGAATGTATCTGATTTACTCATATATACATCTCCAGGTAATGTTTTTGATTTAAAAAAGTATTTTGTTACAACCAAAACGTTAGATATATTAACAAACAACGTAACTTATGTAAATTCTTCTCAAACAAACGTAATTAATGGAGTGGATTTTGGAATAATGATAAATCAAACAAGTGATAAAAACAGAAATTTATTAGTAAACTGTGCTTTAGAAAACCCAGAAATAGTTGATATGACTAATCCAAGATCATTTTCTATTTCAGACAATATAGGAAATACTTCTTCTACTATTTTAGCTCCTATTAATATTATCAATTATAAAGTTACCGTGCAAGAAGTAACAGATGAAAACGGAACAAGTAATAAATTTTATTTGAATAATGTTATGTCTCCTGCTATTACCATACAAGGAGATAAAATGTATAAATTTGATTTAAGTGATAGTTCTAATTCTACACATCAATTACTTTTTTCAACTACGTCAGATGGAACACACGGTGCTGGTGAAGAATATACAATTAATGTTACAAAAGTTGGAACTGCGGGTTCTACTGGTTCTTATATTTCTTTTTTTAAAGGAGATTCTACAGTTACTACTTTTTACTACTATTGTGTTAATCATCCAGGAATGGGTTCATCCATAACTTTAGGTAGCTCAGATAATACTGCTCCTGCTCCAGCTCCTGCTCCAGCTCCTGCTCCAGCTCCTGCTCCTGCTCCTGCTCCTGCTCCTGGTTCAGCTCCTGCCCCAGCACCTGCTCCTGCTCCTGGTTCAGCTCCTGCCCCAGCACCTGCCCCAGCACCTGCCCCAGCACCTGCCCCAGCTCCTGCCCCAGCTCCTGCCCCAGCTCCAGCTGGCTCAAGTGGTTATTAATTCATTATGTAAATTTTCTAAAAAAGAAATAATTACTTTATTATTTTTACTATTATTGTAAGTCAATATAGATAAATCAAAAATGAATTCATCTTTAGTGTTTAAAATAGCATTATACATATAGCGCATATCATTCAATAGTTCCAAAGCAATTTCTGTTTGTTGTTCGTTAAGTGGTTTTCTTTGAAAAAATATTTGGTCGAAGATAATTCTTGGATTATTCATAGTTTCATGAACTGGTTTCGTCATTCTGTTTTCAATAAAGTTATTAAATATAAAATGATATCCGTGTGTTAAAAATATAATTTGATTATAAACATCAATATCTGTTTTATCGATGCAATAGGTTGTATTTTGCACTATATATTTCAAATCTTCAACGTATTGTAAAAAGATTTCATCAATTTGCACTTGATAAGGCGTATCTAAATATAGGTTATTAAGTCTTGATATTTTTCCTTCTAAAATCACTGCTTTTTCATTTACTTCCTTAATTTCAATAATTTTTTCTCTAAGTTTTTCTAATACTGTTGGACAATCCATATAATTATATCAAAACATATAATTATACATATTTACACGATTAATGAGTTAATGTGTATCTTGTAAATGTAGGATTTAAACAAAGTTTTTCTTCAGGGAACACTTGACCGCTTAAGCACTTATCGGTGCTACTTACTTCAATACATCCTCTCTTTCCTTCATATTCACCAACCAAACACCAACCTGTTTTGTTTGAAACAAGAGGTTTTTGAGTAGGGTTTTCACTTTTATCAGGTTCAGGTTCATTATTTACAATACCAGATTTATTCATATCAATATTAAAGGGATTGGATAATGATACTTTAGCTTCTGTTGATATTCCATCCTTACTGGCATCCTTTAGCAAATGTCCAAGTGATTGAACGGACCCACCTGCTACTTCTACACCAGCAGTTGCAACATCAGTAGCTACGTCTGCAGTTTTATCAATAATGGTTCCAGCTGTATAACCAAAAACAGATAATATTTGTTTAACTAAAGGTCCAAATACCTCAACGATACTTTCAATCAGATTTCCAATAAACCCTAATAGATTTATTCCTAAAAAGGATAAAATTAATAAAAACACTAATATTGAAATTATTAAATTTTTACCACTAAATAAAGGCTGAATATTTTGGTCGCTAAATAGTGGTTTATTTTCTGAAATATTCTCGTTTTCCATAGTATATATATACGTTACTTTTTTTTCATAACTAATAATTAATATTTAAAAAGCATTTAGAAATTCGTTGAGTGTTCAATTATTAATTATATTTAAAGTATAATGAAACTTATGTTGGAATCTATGTTTTTTATCTTGTTTGGAATCACTTTCTTGTTTATTCTACTTTTAATTTATCATTTCAAAAATAAAATAAGTGTTTTAGAAAAAAATGTTGACACTATGTTTGAGATTTTAAATAACGTTGTTGGTGATTTGACTAAATTAAAGTCTTACGAAGAACCCAGCGATAACTTACAATACCCAGTAAGCGGTGGCTTTTCAGAGATGACACCATTAGAACAACGTGAAATTGAGATAATTGAAACAAGTGATAAAGAAGGATATGAAGAAGACGACGAAGAGGAAATTAGCGATGATGAGAGTGAAGAGGAAGATGAAAGTGAAGATGATGAGGAAGAAAGTGAGGAAGAGAGCGAGGAAGAGAGCGAGGAAGAAGAGACAGAAGAAGAAAATGTTAAGACTATTTCAGTAGTATTAGACGATAAAATTGATGACGGTCATATTGAGGTTGAAGAAATTCTTGAAGAGCCAATTGAAGAGCAAGAAACTTCTGTTCCTGAATTGAATGAAATTGAGGAGCTTAATGTAGAGAAACTTGATACAGAGGAAACCCAATCTTTGGAAGCTCAGCCAAAAACAGAAGAACTAATGGAAAATTATAAAAAGATGCATATTCAAAATCTAAAGAAACTTGTTGTTTCCAAAGGTTTAGCTACTGATGTTTCAAAAATGAAAAAAGTTGAATTGTTGGGATTATTACAACAGGAAACAGAATAATTTAGAAATTTTTAAAATATAATATATGGTTTTTATATATTATGTTTTCCGAATTTGTAGACCAAATTAAATCATTTGCATCAGGTGAACCAAAAGCAAATACCGAAAAAAGTCTTGGATATCATTCAAATAATAAATACGCAGAGTTTCCTCCCCTAATGAGCGATGGACGTTCTGTTACTGCTTGCTACCAACCTGAAGCAGTTATTAACAATCAAATTAAAGAGAGCCACGGATTAAAAACCAACTGGCAATATAGAAATTATATGACGAAAAATGCTGATACAATTAGAGAATACAACTTTAAAGAAAGCTGTAATGATGTTGGATATTTTGCTAGACCAATTGATTTACAAAGTGTAAGTTCTAATTCTTTTACAGCTTTTAATCAACCCCATTTATATGGCTCTATTCACGACGAAAAGAAGCCATTAGGACATATAGATAGTGACTTAAAAGCAAATTATTTAACAAGAGAACAATTACAAGCCAGAAAGATAGCTCCTTCTATTCAACCAGACCAAGTTTTGGATGCCAAACCTAATTAATCATCATAACAGTCATCATATATTAAATACATATTGCCTATATTTCCTATCAAATGAAGACCAGCATGAAAATATGCTGCCTTCCACATATCATTTGTTGAGTGATATAAATATTTACTAATTCCAAATGAACTTACTCCAAAAAAAGCACATAATAAAAATTTATTTTTATTTTTGCTAAAAAAAGCAGAATATATTTGACAAAACAAAACCAAACGCACACAACTTACATCTAATTGCTCTCTCCAACAAACTATTGGGTTTCTCCAATAGTTTATTGATGTTAAAAATACGGTTCCTAACGCAGCAGCTAAATCATATTTTTCTTTTTTAAAAGCTTCTATACTTGTTAATAATGTCATAAAAGAAGTTCCTAATAAAAAATTATATTGTTGTGGTAAATACATTTTAAATGTAAAATAAAATGTATTTAAATTGTTTATTTTGATTTCTTTTTACTTGAAGAAGTGCCTAATTTACTCAAACGGAGAGCAATACTTTCCATTTCTTCCTTTTCAACTCTTTTTTCTGCACTTTCTATTACCATTATCTTCATAGCTGGTGTTAGGTTTTGAAAAAATACGGGTTTATCCTTTTCAAGAATTTCTATAATCTTTTTTTTTATTTGTGGAGATTTAATAAATGCCTCGTGTTCTCCGAATATATGTCTTACTGGTGTTCTTGGAGGAGGAGGCATAAAATCTTTTATATTTACTTTTTTACTTCCACCTTTTCTTTTTTTAGTTTTATTTTTTCTTTTTTTAGTGCCACCCCATTTTTTCATTTTGGTAAGATTACTAAATTCATTTTTTAAAGTTGTTCCTTTTTTAACTAAGCTTCTAGTTTCAGCAGTTAATTGAGGCAAAGGCATATTGTTACGATTATTTAAATAATCTTCTGAAATTTGACGAATGCTTTTAGTAGGAATATTTTTTACTGTTTTTGAATTTTTGGATTTTGTCATTTATATTATTAAAACAAAATAATACGCTCAATCTTTGAATCTCTAAGTCTTCACAAGGAGAACTAACTGAAAAATGATAAATCAAACTATTTATTAATTTTTTTTCGTTATTGTTTAAAATATACAGGTTCTCCATAATAACTTAGGTATTTTAAAATATAAATATATGATTTTCTTAATTACTATATGAAAATTATAAGTTTTGATATTGGAATTAAAAACATGGCTTATTGCATTTTGGAGTTTATTGATGAAAAAATCACAATAGTTGACTGGAATGTTCTCAATCTACTAAATTTAGAAACTACATCGAAAAATTTTTGTGAAGTAAAAGTTAAAAACAACAAGAAGAAAAACGAGGAAAAAGTTTGTGGAAAAGAGGCCAAGTTTAAAAACGAGAACTTTTTTTGTTGTTTACAGCATGCTAAGAGCAATAAACAATTCATGATGCCCGAAAAACACCACTCTGAGAAAGTTCTCAAACAAAAAAAGTTAAATGAATTACAAGACCTGTGTAAAAAGCATATGTTATTTATAGAAAATCAAAAGAGTCTTAAGAAGGATATGGTTGAGAACTTGAGAACCTTTTTCAAAAAACACGCACTTGAAAAAATACAAACAACTAAAAAAATAACTGCAGGAGAGACTGATTTAATATCAATTGGTAAAAATATGAAGAATGAATTAGATAAATTAAGTTCTCTAGACTCACTTGATGTAGTCTTTATAGAAAATCAAATATCTCCAATTGCAAACAGAATGAAAACCATTCAAGGAATGTTAGCCCAATATTTTATAATGAAAAATGAGAACATAAATATAGAATTTGTATCATCAAGTCATAAATTAAAACAATTTGATAAAGATAAAAATAGTTATAAAGAAAATAAACAACAAGGTGTTTTATTTAGTAAAAAAATTATAGATTCTAATTCAGAACTAACAGAATGGAGAACTAAACTTGATACAAAAAAAGCCGATGATTTAGCTGATTGTTTTTTACAAGGAATTTACTACTTCTATAGAGAAAAAAATATATATTATGCGGATGATTTAAAAATAAAAATTGTATAAATATCATAATTAATGGAAGTAATCGACATCGGAATCGAAAATCTTGAACCCATTTCATCTGGAGATGTAAAACCAAAAGAAGTAAATTTTGGACCTGGAATTGAACTTCTTATGAATGATAAATCTCCAGCTACAAAAGAAGAAGTAAATTTAAATTTAGATGATATTGATAATTTAGAAAAAGAAATGAATGACCTTTCTTCCAGTATTGAAATTAATGATACACAAAAAAAGGAAGATACAAGTAGTTCTCTATTTTCCAATATGGAACCATCCATTAAATTAGATGTAAATGACACTTTTAATGATTCCAATTTAGGAAAAGATACAAAAGACACTTTAGGAAATACTTCCACTTGGGATGGGTTTAGTAAGATAAATGAAGTTCCCAACGTAAAACCTGGTTCTTCTGCAAAATTAAGCGAACGTGAAATGAGAAGAAAGAAAAGGCATATGATTAAGAAATTAGAAGAATGGCATCAAAAAAAATTAATTTCTAATTTTCCAAACTTTACTATGGAGTCTGATTTTGACGAGGTTGAAGACGAATATGAAACCGCTTTAGAAGATAAGAGAAAGAAGGATAGTGTTAAGTTACAAGGGTGGTGGTTTATGACATTTATCAATTCTCTTGAATATGGTAACGCTGTATTTGACCCTTTTGGATTGAATTTGGATGGATGGGGAGAGCAAGTAAGTGAAGATATTGATAGCTATGAAGAAATTTTTGGTGAATTGCACGATAAATATAAAGGAGGTAAATTGGCTCCTGAGATTTCACTTTTGCTTCGTGTTGGATTTAGTGCTGCTGTCTTGAACTTTTCCAATAAGGCTTTATCTTCTGCAGCGCCTGGATTTGATGATGTAATTAAACAAAGTCCTGAACTTATGAAAATGTTTACACAAGCAACTGCAGATACTATGAGTAAAAATTCATCTGCTTTTGAGACCGCTAATCAATTTATGCAAAATAATCCTGGACCCAGAGGTCCTCCTCCTCCAGCTCCTGTTGAAACAAAAAATCAGCCTGCTCCTCCTAGACCAGGAATGACTTTTACAGAGCGTGCTTCTAATCGTCCTGATATTGATGCAGGAAGAGGAGCGATGTTTCAAGAAAAAGGTGTAGAAATTAATAATTTTGAAAATGCTGACGCTCAGCCTAAGAGTGTAAGAACTAGTCGCCCTGAAATGAAGGGTCCTCAAAATAATGAAATTGATGATATTTTGTCAGGATTAAAGACAAGAACTATTAATATTCATGAAAACAAACCTTCTGGAAATGATAATGACTCAGTCATATCTGTAACATCTTTAAAGGATATTGAAAGTAGTAAAATGCCTAAGAAATCAAAGAAAAACAACTCAGCTAAGAACATAATGAGTTTAGATATTTAAAAAATACATATAAAAATATAACTAATTTAATAATAATGAACACATATGATATTATTATTAAAAATGGTGTTTATATTATGCTTGGATGTTTGTATTACAGTTTTTATGATATAAAATTGGATACTATTTTAATGGCAGTTTAATAAATAGTTAAAATAATTTAAACAG